GTAGATATTTCAATACCATCTATAATCTCTTTTTCTTTATTAGATAATACTATTTTATTTTTAGATTCTTTTAAGAAATTAAGATATTCTGTATTTTTATCATATTCTTTATTAAATCTTTCTTCTACACGCTCTTTAGATATTTTAAACCCAGATTCAATATAAGCTTTATCTTTATCATCTGTCTCTGCAAATACTTCAAGATATTTTAACATCATTCCTGATGGTTTATCTATCTCTTCTATTATAAAGTTTTCTGGTTCTAAAATAGCTGTATGCACTAGTGTTCCTAGTTCTAAACTCTTAGAGGTTATACTCTCTAATTGTTTCATTTTTTTCAAATAATACTTTTTAGGACTTTTATCAAAAAGATTTAAATCGCTATTCGATATTTCTTCCCTGTTGAAGTATTCTAGTATCTCTGTTTTCATATAAGTTATGTGTATGTTGAAGGTCCATTAATTCAGAATATAATTCTCTATAATCTAAATATCTAAGATACCCTTCATTTGAATTAAGATAACGTTCTTGAGCTCTATCAAGCGCATCTCCTATTGTAACTCTAATATTATTATGATTTAGACTTTCAATATCTTTTATCATATCTGGTATAAATACCAACTTATCTAGTCTTAATAAATTAAAACATTTACTAATAAATTCCCTTGAATAAATATCCTCATGTAATAATTTATATTTAGGTGGTACTAGTTTACTATGTTTTCTTGCCATGTTATTTTAAAATTTTAATTATAACTCCAGGTTTATCCTTATCATATTTGTAATTTCCAAATACTGGATTAATTATATCACAGTTATCATCTTCAAGCCATTTATGTTTAACCATTAAATCTTGTACGGTTTGACATGGGTTGATGTAATCAAATTTATGTTTACTTTTACGAATAAATGTGAATTTTATCTTATAAGGTTTTTCTAATTTTTTTAACTGTTTTGTAAATTCTTTACGTAGTTTAATCCAGTAAAGTTCACTCTCTTTCCAATATCTTCTTGTAGCTTTAGAAGCTATTGAATATCTACCAGTCCATACTCTTCCATTCTTAGAAGAAGGGACATTTCCTGGTATAAAAATTGATTTTGCCATATTTAAATATTTAAATGTATGTTTAATAACTCTTTTGCTTGATCTATATCATATTTCTTTATAAAATCTGATATATCTTTACACATATATCTCTGAGCTATTTCAAAACGTGGTAACTCATTAATATCTGAAAATCGTTTAGACTGTGCTTGACCTACATCATCATTATCAAAAAATACATATATATATTTAAACCTTCTTTTAAGTTGCTCAAGTACCACTCCTTTTAAATCTTGTGACTCTGATTGAGGAGCTATTGCTGCTATGCCCATTTCATAAAGGCACATAACATCTTTTAAAGATTTAGTTATTATTAATACTTCATCATCATATGGAAGTTGATCCCAACCTTGTAATATAGATTTATTGGTATTACTTAACCATTTAAATTCTGTATTATAAGGCTGGTAGATCTTCCATGTATATTTTGAATCTTTATAGAATTGATACCCATAGATAGGATTATTCCTTTTATGTGTAGTTACAATATCACCATTTATCCACACATATTTAACTGGATGTACTCCAAAATTTTGCAGTGTGCTTGCATGTATATTATACTGACTCCAAAAGTCTTTATCTTCTCTAGCGTTCCATTTTCTACTTGTTATTTCAATAATAGTTTCAGATTGTTCAATAGGCTTATAATGATGCTGCATAACCCTTTTGGGCTTTGCAACACCACTACTTAAACCTATATTTAAATCTTTATCTATTATCTTCAAAGATCCAACTAAGTTTACACCATACATTTGCATAACTAAATCAAAACATGATCCTGTATCACCTGTAGCAAAGTCTTTATATAAAACTCTACGTTTTGTTGCTTTACTATTAAAAACAACAAAAGATGGTCTTTTATCTTTTCTTAAAGGAGAATTTATAGTCCTACCTAACTCTAGTTTTGGTATATAATAAGAAAAAATATCTAATTCATCTACACGTAATAAGATCTCATTTACTGTTAACTCTGAAATGTTAGATGTATACATAACATTTAGAATGGTAAATCATCACTAGTAGTTTGACCATTAGTAACTTGACCATTTGTAGCTCCATTATCTGGTGCAGGTTTAGTTAACTTAGTTTGGTTATAACTGCTAATAGTAATTGTGCTCTCATCTTCTGGCACAGCCATACTTTCTATAAAGTTTGGATATGTTGGAAGATTAACGTACTTACCTTTATAGATAAATAACATTCTAAACTTAGCTTCCGTTTTAGGAAATAAAGTTACAACTTTATGAGCATAGTCCAGAAAACTAGACACATCATTTATAACAAAATGTTCTTCAGGCATAACTTTAGTAGCTATGTGCTTTACTCTTCTACTTGTATCTGTAGCTTGAGTGTGAACATCTCCATATTCTGGATTTGCTGGAAATTCTGTGTGTTTTACTGTTGCTCCATTAGGTTGTCTAAACTCAAAAGATAGCATCTCTTTTCCCTCTGGAATACTTACACTTACTAGTGTACAATTGTCTACAATTCCTACTTCTGGCATTACCATAGTAGAATCACTTTCTACGTTTGTTCCGTACATACGATTAATTATTAATTTGGTTAATATTAGTTGAACTATAAATCTCTTCTTCTTGTGGAAGCTCTTCTACTTCCATTTCCTCATATGAATCATTAATATTCTCTTCTACTACAGAAATACTATGCTCATATGATAATTTAAATACGATTGTACCTCCTACATCTTCTGGTACTACATTAAATGTAACTTTAAATATATTATCTTCAATACCAAAGTGAGACTGTAATGTTTTACTTAAATATTGACTTATGAAAGATTTTGTACCATTAGTTGGTTTCCATCCTTGCATACACTTGTGTAAAAATATTTCATTAGAATCACTATCAATAGCGAAATTAAATCTATTATCTTTTAACTCTAACATTTCTATAACTGGAGTGGTAAGACTAACTCTACCTGTTTCCACATTACATTTAATTACAGGAGTTTTGTCTTTTCTCTCCCCCTTCTCGACTAGAACTTCATTAAAATTTAATGTTCTATCGGACTTTTTTATCTCTTCATTTAAATTCTTAAGATAACTCATATTCTTTTATTTTATTTATTACATTTATTAAATTATTTGGAATTTTACTCTCTTCAAACATACCATGTGGAGCCTTAGCAGTATTTACACCATCGTTTTCTGTTACAAAATGATATTCCATACCATTATCAGTTTTAGATACTTCTGTGTATAATACAATAGTAAATAGACCTTCTAATGTAACTACATTATCCATCATTTTACCAATTGTTTTTGCTTTAACTCTTTTATTACCATGCGCATCATAATCTATCTCTGAATGCATAGTAAATGCTACAATTAGATCATCACGTAATGATTTAACAGTATCGATAACGTTCCAAGCATTTTGAGCTATATCTGTAAACTTCTTAAATCCTGTTTCATTAGCTCTTCTCATATACTCATTAGCCATAGTATATTGAAAATCATCAATTATAATAGTTTTTATATGTGTCATAGTATCAATCTTTTTCAATGCAGCTATAATCTGCGTTGGATTATCTGACTCATAAAAATTATTATTATCTTTATTATACTTCGATTTCCAGCCTTTAAACGGTAAAGACTTCTTAGCTACATTAATAATAAATGTGCTCTTTGGATCTAACTGAGACATGGATGTTGATTTACCTGTCCCACTTCCTCCTACAATTAAAACTTCTCTTGCCATATTTAATTTTTATTTATTGATATTTTTAATAATATAAGATAACCAATTAAATCATCAACTGTATCTTCAGTGTCATCATTGATTCCTTTATTTTTTATCCTCATTAATTTATCATCTATTCTTGCACATAAAGCTTTTGTAGCATCTAACTCACTAAATATATTAGCAGGATTTAATGCGCTATCACCATAGGCTTTATTCTTACGGAGTAAAAGATCCGTAACTTCTTTTGTAATTTCCTTAATTCTTTTTTGTGTGTACGTCTGGGACATAATCTGTTACTTGATTGTGTTTTAAATTATTTTTCATAGTTGCAATACATGGAGAACCCTCCCGTATTTTAAGATAGTGCCAAAACAATAGATCTTTAGTCACCCAATTATTTGGACCATATGATTTAATACCTAATATCTCAGGTCTATGAGTAACTAATACTATATCAGAATACATATAACATGCATCAGCACCAAATATATCTTGTTTACTAGGAAAATGTAAATTAGAATTTTGTATACGCTCAGGAGATTCTATATTTCTATTCATTTGAGATACTAAAACAAAAGAAACTTTTAATACTTTCTTAAGTTTATTAAACATACTCATTAAATTATATAATAAATCTTTATCTGATGCATTACCAGATTTTCTAACTAATAATGTATGATCTAGAAATACTACCACACCTTTTTTAGAATGCATACCAGCAAATTGTAATATTGTTTGCTCTATCTGTAATACAGTACCTGGAATATCTACATAATATATTTCATATTGTTTTAATATATCAGCCTCCTTCTTTACTTTATTAAACATTTCATCTGTTAATTTAAAATCAGAGAGACCACTATATAATTGTTGTGTAGATAATGATACTTTATTAGATAACTTTCTACCCACTAATTTAGATGACATCATTTCAAATCCAAAAGATAATACACAAAACTCTTCATCTTTATTAAGATCAAACAAACCTGTCTCTAATTGTCCTTGCACAGCAGTTTTACCTGAACCAGACATTCCTGCTATTGTGGTTATAGTATTCCATTCTATACCACCCATACAAACTTCATTGAATTTTTTCCAAGGAGTTGCTAAAGATTTAAAGCCACCATTTCTTCTTTTGTCAATATAATTAACAATTTTCTCAGCAGCTTTATTTATATGATCATATTTTAATGCTTTAGATAAGTTCTGTTCCATATGTTCCTTCGTCTTTATTATTATCATCTTCTTCGGCATGGCCTTCATACATAGTCCAACCTTCTTGATTAATATATGTACTCATTAATTTCCACATAGGTCTAAACTCTTTTCTCCATCCAGCTTCTTTTCTATCTTTTATTTCAGCTTTAATCGCTTTAATAATAATATCATGAAGCTCTTCATTATTATGTACAAGTAAGGAATATTTCTCTTTACATTTCTTTATATTATTATGTAAAGGTCTAGTACCTTCTTTCTTAGGATATGTATTTTTAAATTCTATCCATCTATCATCTTTATCTTCTTTTACAGGTTGTAATTGTTTAACTTTTTTACGTTCAATAGCAGCATATTGTATAAATTTCTGCCTCATTATAACTTGATTACCACCTATAATTTTAATAAATCCTTCCCTTTCCATGATCTCTAAAAACTTCTTTAGAGTCATAGCTTTCACTATATTTGCCATATTAAAATTTAATTAAATCATTCCGTCTCCCTTACATTTAGGACACTTTTTATAATCTTCACCGTCAAATACGGTTCCTGATCCTAAACATTCTGGACATGTAGTTTCACACCCGATTGGATGTGTTTCTTCTTGTGTTTTCTCTTGTGTTTCTTCACTCATTTTATTACTCTATTATTATACAAATATACAAAAAACAATTGATATATACAAATAAAAAAAGAAAAAGGGTACAACCCAAATCGCGCGTTAATTGTTATCGATCCTTTTGCATGCAACGCATGAGCTTCCCCTTTATCCTTTTATTTAAAAAGGAATTGATAATTACCACAAAGTATAACCGCACATTATTATTTATAATTATTATCTAACCTTTTTATGTAATAGATATTAGTTAGTTAAGTGTGCACTCAAGGTTGGCTACATTAGGGTCTTTTCATCCCAAGTATTTCAGCTATCACCTCTATTCTAATATCTTATAATATAGAGAGAAGGGAGCTACTAATCACTTCACTCCCTTGAGAAGTGGACTTGAAGGTGTCGACAGCTTTATCCTCTTTTTTGTGCACTGCGCTCTGTCTTTACTCTTTCTCTCTCTATTATTTTTCCCAACAATCACTAACAGTTACATCTGCTTTTAACAATTGATTAACAACTATTATATCAGCAGCTTTTTCCATTAGCTCTTTTAATTGAGTTTTCCATGTTTCTAAATATGTATCTTTACAAATAGTATCTATCTGATCATGCACTGTCATCACTAATTGAACAGGACAATCATTATCTCTTAAATACTCTCTTATAAATACTAATGCTTGTTTAGTCATATCAGCACTAGCTCCTTGTATAGGAGTATTTTTAGAAGCTCGTTCTATTATACTCATATCTTTATAGTTAGTATATTCTTTAGCCCAATTACTGAACCATCTAACTCTTCTATAAGGAGCAAATGTTTTTATATATCCATTCATTTTACCATAATCACCTAATATATCTAAAAATCCTTTTATTTTTGGAAAAGATTTAAAATATTTATATATTAAGGCTTTAGCATCTTCTACAGATATATTTAATGTATCAGATAACTTATTTGGACCCATACCATATGCTAAACCAAAATTAACTGTTTTAACATTTGTTCTAAGCTTTTTATGATTAGGACATTCACATTTTTGTCTACTCTCTTCAAATAAACAATCATCTTGAGATGCATTTTTCCACTCATCTCCATACACTAATTCAGCACATGTTGAATGTAAATCTTCACCTTTCTTTAATGCATCTAACCATACATAATCCTGAGATCCATACGCTATAACATTTAATTCTTGTGAAGAATAATCTGAGCTTACAAATGACCATCCAGATGGAGAAGTAAAACAATTTCTATACTCATTATTAGCAGGTATTTGTTGCATATTAGGGCTATTACTACTTATTCTACCTGTCTCTAATATTTGATAGAAATTAGTGTGTATTTTACCATCTGATTTAACATGACTTAAAAATTTATCACCATAAGATGAACATAGTTTAGTAGTTTCTTTATATTCAATATATTTATCAATTATTTTATGTGATCTTCTATATTTATATAATTCTTTACTATTTACATTCTCTAATTCAGGTATTAATTTATTAAATGCATTTAATACTTGAAGAGGAGATGACCATTTTATATTTATATCTCTAATCTCATCTTTAGATTTAAATAGATCTGCTTGAATATATACAGCCACTAAAAAGTTTAAAGCTGGAGTATTTAATACTAATCGATCTAACTCATGCTCTAATTTTAAAGCTTTCTGTTTATTACTCTTTTCTAAAGCTTTCCATTTAGTTTTATTAATCTTCAAACCATTATATTCAATATCTGCTAATGCTAAAGCTGCATTATTCTCTAAGTTTACTACAGTTTCTAATACTTTATAATTAGTATCTTTCATTTGTGCCTCTCTTATTAATGTTAAATACTCTATATCTTTAGCACCATAAACTATTTGAGATTGATCATATGGTTTACCATCTAGATTTATAAATTGATTTCTAACCTCTTTATTTATCTCTTCGTTAGTATATCTTTTAACTAAATCTTTTAACCCATACTTTACATTTTTAATACCACAGTTTAACACTTGTTCTGTTAACATGGTATCATACACTCCTTCACATGTAATATCATACCATTTTTTAATAAACTTATAGTCAAATTTTACATTATGAAAGATCTTAATAATACTCTTATCTTCTAACACTTCCTTTAAAGGAGAGATGTCCACTGATCGAGTATCAATAATAAATTGATTTTCTTCATCACCTATTTGAAACATTACTATTGGTTTACATGTAAAATCCATACCAGCAGTTTCAGTATCCACTGCTAATATATTACATGCTTTACAATATTCTACAACATTTTCTATAGTAGAAGTTTCACAACATTCAAATAAACTATCATTACCTATAAAATATATCATTTTGTATTTTCTAAGATTAATAAAATATTTGCAGCTTCTAATACAGAGTATATTTTATTGTTAAAATAGAATTTAGTTTCCTGTTTTGAAATAGCTGATTCATAAGATAACTTAAACTTTTTATAGTCTCCATTTT